AGACGCTGTGACGACGTGCGCCATGGGGCGCTCGTCACAGCGAAAGAAACGTTACCCACCGGTTACCCCCTAAAGGGGATAACCCGTGGATAACGGAGAGAAGAGAAGAGAAGAGAAGAGAGAGAGCACCTTTAACAAAGGAGTAAGGAAATTGAACCGTAACAAGACAGCAAGCCAACATGACTTCGCGATCATCCCGAAATCGGATATCCCGCGCTCGCGATTCCTGATGAAACAAACGAGGAAACAGGCGTTCAACGCCTCCGAGCTCGTTCCAGTCATGTGCGAGGAAGTGCTACCCGGAGACACCTGGCAGCACACAGAAAGCATCATGGCGCGCCTGGCAACGCCCATCGCGCCAGCGGTCGATGATATCGACCTGGAGACCTGGTACTTCTTCGTACCAAACCGCCTGACCTGGAAAGGCACAGGCCCCAGAAGCAAGTGGGAAGACTTCATCACCGGAGAAGACACCGCACTCACCGTGCCAAAAATATCCGGCCGCATCACCAGCGGACCCACGAACACCTATGTCGCCAATGGCGTGTTCGACCACTTCGGCATCCTGCCGCAGAACCACGACGGCACCGTCGTCGTAACAGCACTGCCCGTGTTCGCCTACTTCCTGATATGGAACGAATGGTTCCGAGACGAAAACCTCCAGGAGGAATACACCTGGTCACTCACGTGGACCACGGCCAACAGCAACACCATCACCAACGGAACGGCATGGGAACAAGAATGTCTGCGCGTCAACAAGCGCAGCGACTACTTCACCCGAAGCCTGCCGTGGCCACAGAAAGGCACCGCAGTGAGCGTGCCCCTGGGAACAAGCGCACCGGTCTACACCACAGGGGTGACCGGAGACAGCGTAAGGCCGTGGGTGGGAGCAAACCCACCGACCGACAGCAAACAAATCGACACCAGCGGAGCGCTGGGCGTACTCACCGCCAACACCGGAACAAACGGAAACCTCTATGCGGACCTCGCCAACGCAACGGCGGCCACAATCAACAGCCTCCGGCTTGCGATGGCCACCCAGCAGCTACTGGAAAAGGACGCTCGAGGCGGAACTCGATATGTGGAAAGCCTACTTGTCCACTTCGGGGTCAGGAGCCCCGACTACAGACTCCAGAGGCCGGAATACCTCGGGGGAAGCAAAATCCCCATCACGGTGAACCCCATTGCACAAACCGCTGCATACACAGAAACCAACCCAACGGCACTTGGCAACCTGGGCGCAGAAATGCATGCCAGCGGGCACAAGCGCACGTTCACCTACGCCGCAACCGAACACGGCTACATCATCGGACTGTGCGCCGTGAGAGCAACGCCAACCTACCAGCAAGGCACACGCAGGCACTGGAGACGCTCAACGCGCCTGGACTACTACTGGCCAACCCTGGCCAACCTGGGAGAGCAAGCCGTCGCAACCCAGGAAATCTACCAGGGAACGACGGACACACCGTCAAACGCAACCTGGGGGTACCAGGAAAGGAATGCGGAATATCGGTACACGCCGAACGAAATCACGGGCGTACTGAGAAGCACCGCAGCCGCACCGCTCGACTGGTGGCACTACGCAGAAGAGTTCGGCAGCGAGCCCGCACTCAACGCCGTCTTCATCACCGACAAAACCAAGGAGACACTCGCCAGGTCGCTCGCCACACAGACGGACGAAAACTGGAGCGCCCAAATCATCATGGACATTCTGCACGAGAGCCACGTCGCAAGACTGATGCCCGCGTACAGCGTGCCCGGTCTGACGAGATTCTAGCCGTGGGCCTCTTGAAATTCGTCAAGGGGATTGCCGGACCGCTCATTGGAGCGGCCGGTGATTTATTGGGCGGACACAGCGCCAAGAAAGCGCAAAAGAAAGCCAATGAACAGAACATAGCACTACAGCGCGAGCAGCGAGACTGGGAAGAACGGATGAGCAACACGGCATACCGCCGAAGCACCGCGGACATGCTAGCCGCGGGACTGAATCCCATGCTCGCCTACAGCCAGGGAGGAGCAAACACGCCAAGCGTGAGCGCCGCATCGGTGAATCCCGAGGACGCCCAAGGAAAAGCCATCAGCAGCGCGGGCAACAAGGCCGTCACAGCGGCCAACAACAAACTGATGCTAGACCGCATGCAGATCGAGAACGACATCCTGAAACAAAAGCGATTCCAAGAGGAATTCGCCACCGACAAACTCAAGCAGGAGAGAACCGCCGACAACGACATGGTGCAGGTCGGCATCGACAAAGCACGAGCAGAACGGGACCGCGCCGTCAGCGAGGCCCGTCTGAGCGAAATAGAGCAACAGATCAAGCGCGAGACACTCCCCTGGGAAGTGGCAAGCGCAAGATCACGCAGCGAAATACTCACGCAGGAAGTGGATATGGCAGACGCCAAAAAAATTCTCCTGCGCCTAGACATTCCAGAAAGGGAGGCAATGGCCAAATGGTTCGCAACAGTGGGGGCAGCAAGCCCAGCAGCAAAAGCAATGATGAGCATCGGCAACTGGCTCAAAATGATCCTGGGGAAGTGAAGAAAATGCGACTACACCCGAAACACGGACTGGGCATCACCCAGAACAACGAACCGACACTAACCGACCAATCACAGGCGGGACAAACCGACATCAACATCATCGTGACGCAGTTCCTGAAAACGGGACAGGCGCCACAGGGAGCGCAGCCCATCTACGCAGACTTCACCCAACTACCGGAAGACCTCCGGGGATTCATCGAGATGGGAAGGAGCATTAACCAGCTCCAGAGACAGCTCCCGCAACAGCTCCAGGGAGTCCCCCTGGTACAACTGCTCAACATGACAAACGAACAAATCGGCGCTATCCTCAAACCGCCGGACAACCCGGCAGACAAAAAGGATGACAGCAAGTGATCAAAATCTACGCCATCCGCGACCGACTGATCGACTACTTCATGCAGCCATTCGTCGGACCGGAGGACAAGGCCGTCCTGGCAAGCGTAGCCAGGCTAATCAACCAGGGAGAAGTGACCAGTGACATCGCGCAAGCGCCGCACCAGTTCGAGGTCTGGACGCTCGGCTACGTCACCGACGATGGGACGATCGTCGCGGAAAAGCAGTACCTCGCAGACTGCTCCAGCCTCATTCGAATCGGTATTCGGGCGGGGAGAGGAAACCAGCGAGGAACTGAAGAGACTCCTACGTCTGAAATCAGCCGCCACAGAGCGCATGAAGACATTGGAGGCCGAATCAGTACCGGAGATCCCCCTGTACAGGGGGATGCACCTCCAGAGCCTGGCGCGGCTTCGGAGGCATATAAGGCAGCTAGCCGACGCAATTGACGCTGCCAAGACAACCACTGCCTAAGGCAAGTGGTGTCAACAGGACCATCTTAATCAAGACGAGATGGTCCAAATGCTGACCGAGTCAGCGTATAAGGGGGCTGTACAAGCCCCCTTTTTTATGAAACAGGAGTACGAAATGCGACACAAGGTACGCGGCAAGTCATACAGCAAGAAATTCAACAAAGCGCACAAGCGCACGAAAGCGGTAAACCGCCCAGGCAGCATGGCGCGGGGCGGATTCCGCTTCTAACATGGCATGCACCGCACCAATGCGGGCATACAAGGCGTCCACTGGACGCCTTGTGTTTTTCAAACGCACAGACAAGGAGTACAACACTCCAAACTACACGGGACTGGAAATCCCATGCGGCACCTGCATCCTATGCAGAGAAGAACAAGCCCGGCAGACAGCCGTGCGAATACACCACGAGGCTATGACATGGGAAAGCAATTCATTCGTGACCCTCACGTACAACGACAAGAATCTGCCGGAACACGGGAGCCTCAGATACAGAGATCTAGAGACATTCTGGAAAAGATTGCGGAAGCAAATCGGAAAACTGCGCTATTACGCAGTCGGAGAATACGGAGACAGAACACTTAGACCGCACTACCACGCTTGCATATTCGGACACGACTTCACGCACGACAGCATCATTAGCAACAGCCAACCGCACCGTTTATGGGTCAACCTCGAGTTAACCAGGTGCTGGGGATTGGGCGACGTGAAGGTCGGAGCGCTGAACTTCCAAACAGCGCGATACACAGCAAGCTATGTCACCAAGAAACTACGCAGCAAACAGAAATACGTGCGCATCGACCAAGAAAGCGGGGAACTAGTCCCCGTAGAACAGCCCAGGGCATTCATGAGCAAGAACCTGGGCAAAGCCTGGTGGGAATCCTACGGCCACCAGCTAAAAGACCACGATTACGTGGTCATCAATGGAACGAAACAAAAACCGCCAAAAGCCTACGACCGTTGGCTTTTAGAACAGGGAGATATTCAAAAGATTGAAGAGATCAAGAGAATAAGAGCAGAGAAAGCACAACCACAAACCAAAGACCAGACGCACGCGCGCGCGCAAAGTGCGCACGCACGCGCGAGAAGCAAGAATAAGACGCTGTGACGACGTGCGCCATGGGGCGCTCGTCACAGCGAAAGAAACGTTACCCACCGGTTACCCCCTAAAGGGGATAACCCGTGGATAACGGAGAGAAGAGAAGAGAAGAGAAGAGA